CTCCAAGGAGTTCAAGCACATCGTCATCCAATGTAACGTTACCCTTTTCCGTTCGATCAAATCGGATTTCGGGATAACGAGTCTGTAACCTGTCTGCAATTTGCTGTCTTGATCCTGCATTAAAAACGGTAACGCTTGGTTTTAATTTTCGTCCTGTTTTTTCAGAAATGTGTTCCTCTGTAATAGGCGGAAACACTTCCTGGAGTTGGTCATCAAGTTCTGCACGCTTCGCTTTGAGGGTATTAACCAGCGCAAAAGCAGCTTTCTCATTGAACGGGAAACCAAACTCTTCCTGGAGCGACATAACTTTAGCAAACTCGTGCTCTAGTTCATGACACCTAGGATCTAACTTTTGCTCCTGCAAATACTTGTAAAGTTCAACAGTTACGAGTGTATCTCCTTCGCAATATTTTTGCATTGCAGGATTCCATTCAGCCCAGACGTTGTCGACATCAGGATCTTTTTTGGTTTCCTCTTTAAACTTGATCTTCGATACACCAAGTCGTTCGCCCCAGGCTGCTAAGGAATGGCGACCTTTGTATTTCTTGTCGATGTGAGAAAATTTTTGCTCATCAACAGGCTCTAACTCTGGCCACAGCACCCGACTCAGAATCAAGGTGTCCACCGAGTCGCAATCTGGTCTCATAGTGAGACCGGGATAGACCTTACGCAAAGCTCGGTAGTCAAAATTCAGCGTATTGTGTCCTACCAATTGCTCTGCCTTGCTGATTAAATCAAGGCCTTTCTCAATCGGGATGTACCCCTCTTGATCAGCGCAGCTAATGATTTCTCCGGTTTCTACTTGACGCAGCACCAGACAGTGGATCCGATCCAGCTGCCAGAGCAAACCATTGGTCTCCACGTCAAGACAGTACCGCATACTCAGTAAAACTTCTTGTAGAGCCTAGCCACATTAGCAATTTCCAGTCCACTGGTGAGACCATAATCGTTAAATCTTTTTAAAACGTTTTTAGCCTCTGTCAAATCCGCCAAACAGATCGAACGATTAATATTCTGCGTGCTGTCGACAGGAATCAAACGCACATCCGTTTTGTCCTCTGTAAAGCAAAGAACACTGCTCATGTCCGGAGAGCAGATCACAAATCCAGTTTGCATAATCAGTCCCGAAGAGCATCGCGATTAGGAACTGCCCTTATAAGAAAAATGTCAAGAGCAATGTGAATGAGCAAGGGAACCATCGAAAAGGCCCTCTCAGGCAGTCCACCAAACAAAGCAGCCAACTTATCGCTAAGATCAGTTCGATGAAGCTCTTCAAATTCGATCGAGAGCATTTGAGCCACACCAAGAATAAAATCCTCCACACTGTCGTCGTGGTGCTTTAATTGATCTACAATTTCATACAGCTGAGGATCCCTTTCGATCATCATTAATAGCTCATCCATAATGTCGTACCGAATTTGCCGCAAGTTTATCTCACATACATTCCAGGTAGACGGCCAGTTAGCTAAGATTTTCTTAGAACCAATACATGAACATCGACCAGGATTTTGGTCTTGGAATGTGGGGTTTGCCGTTGGTAAATCCCGGAGGCAGTTAAATGATTGGTACTGGAAACGAAAGAATCGTCGGCGACGTACGTTACATACTCAGCTCACCGGCAAAAGCGGGATGAAAACCATTCGACGCGGTTTTGAAGAGGTTTTGCGTCTTCGTTGGCACATCCAGCCTGGTGACTGCATTGTCTTGGACTGCACGTCAGCCGACCCAGAACGACAGTTTCATGCCTGGAGCCGATGGCATAAACGTCACCCTGAATGGGTCATTAATTACGAGCGAAAAGAATTTATTTGGTATCGTCCGCCTTATCCGGATGATCAGGTTTGGGATTACTGTCAAGTTGTTGGTCGTCAACCAGCTGATCTTCTGGCGAACACGGTCGGGGACGCTTATTTTTCTGCATTTTCTCTTCGGCTAAAAGATCCACATAAGCATCAATCCAATCTCCAAATAGCTGTTCAATACAGCCAGCTTCTAGAAAGTTAACAGATATACGAATACCATCTGCTAATGCCGCTCTGGACTCATGCGTATTCTGCGCCAACAGATCCAGCATGACAGCAATCAGCCACTTATTCGGTTCTTTATGCGGATCGATGTACATCAATCGATTTCAATGATGACCCGCCTTAATTTTCCGTTTCGATCCCGTTCTTCGTAGACGGTGAACTCTCCATCTCCAATTTCAGTATCGAAAGACGTGTGGAGATTCCACGCCGGAAGCTTGACAGCACCGTGAGAGGCCTGGAGATGAGCTGGATCAGTGATACAGATCTTGCCGGAATCACAACCGACTACCCCAATGAGCTTTGACTTAGCAAGTTTAACAACCAACGGTCTGGTTTGAGTTTATACATAGTAGTATACCACCGGGCCGTAGAAGGACAGTTGTCAGGCCCATACTTAAAAAAAGGGAAGCGGAGTTCTTACTGTCTCCTTCGCTTGGTAAGTGATGAGCCGTGCCCCTGATCAGGGTGTGGCTCCGCCCTTACCACGACTCAAAAGATTTGCCAGCATGGACTTAGAATCCGTGACCCAACCGGCTTGAGGAGTGACGTGCTTCTTAAAGTCGATCAATAGGATAAATCTGGTGCGATCGCCCCAATTCCAGGCCTCGTGTTCAATTGTGTCATCGAACACGAATGCTTTACCTGGCGCCCAGTGATGAAATTCCTCGCCGACACGCATCCCACACGTATCTGATATCAGTGTGCCAGTTGCTCGTCTGTCATACTGAGGGCACGGTTTTGGCGTGATCAACCCCAGGTGGCATCGCAGCACAGAGTCGCTGTAGCCCACATGAGGCTTGATATGAGTCTCTGGGGCCAGTGCCGAGAACCCAGCTGTTACCAGGCCAGGAATCGACTCCACGAGGCTGGTGGTTTTTGGGCAGTGGCTACAGTTGCTTCTTAGCTTCTCACCAAAAGCGTACAGACCGTAGACATCCCATTTACCCTCATAAATTGCAACCTCATGCCAAGGCTGAAAGTAACTCTTATCGTTTTCAGCTTCGTTGTACAGGATGTTATTCAACTCCTCTAAGACATCTTCCCAAGAATCTTCTAAGGATCTAAGGAAAGGAAATTCTGCGTACTGATCCATGATTTTGTGGTGTAAGCAGAGCAGGTGTCCCGCAATAGGGACTTAACCGGTGCGGCCGGTCCTGCTTGCTTTATGCGGAGCCGCTGCACAACTCAACGGAATCCAAAAAATCACACCCTAACGAGGATAGAGTGTGAACCTGTGGCCACAGGGGCTGCAGACCAACAAAATTATGCCTTACCTTATCTCAGCTGTCAACTAAATTTCCCACTTCGCGTCTGCACCTCCCAATGCTTCTGCAATGGTAGGAAGCTGGCCGCAGAAAATTTTCTTGATATCTTTTGCAATGTGCATGTGCTCCATTTGGGTGCCATGCTTCTCCCTGAGTGCCAGATAGGTAATCCATGACCTGATGCTTCCGTTCATGTACAACCGAGTGGGAGTAGCCAGAGGGAGGATTGCCCTGGCGCATTCCTTGGCGACACCGTTGCTGATCATCTCTTTATACAGATGACTGGCCTCCTCGAATAGTATTCCGATTCGTCGGTAATACTGTTGAACGGTGTCAATGTCTAAATCGTCAACGGAGTTTTGACGATTCTTCTGATCTTGCCTCCGCAGATGAGGCATCTTTGGCGCACCTAGTATAGTGATATCTTGATAACGTGATGAGAATTCTTGAAAGGAGAAAGAGCGGTGCCTTAAGATCTGCGCTGAAATCCCTCTTGTTGTGTTAATCTCCATGCAAAGATTAGCCATCTCAAAGATAGACCAATGCCTTTGATTGATGCAATACTTTAACAACTTAGGAGCTGTCTCAGTATTATTTTGATTCTCAGGATTTGAAACCCTGGCACAATAACTAATCACCTCCTCCGCATTAGGGGTGATCCACACAAGTTTGACACTTTGCATTGGTTCAATAGCTCTGAGTTTCATTGAACATGAATCCATCGTTTTCGTTTTACAATCCGATAAACAGTGTCTTTGTGAATGCCGTAACGTCTAGCAATTTCCTTGTAAGTGACTTTTTCTTCCGACAATCGTCGGATATCTCTTACATTTTGCTCCGTCAAGACAGAGGATCCGCCACCTTCTCCTCGCCGTATGCAATTAGGATGCTGCGGAACACCTGGAATTGAACCACGCTTTAAAATTGCGTAGGTTTCAATTGTTTTATACTTTGTTTCGCAGTCTAAGCACCTGCAGTAACGCCAAGTTTCATTACCATGGTGCTCAGTAACGATTACCCTGGTGTTCCTTGAATTACATTTACGGCATCTCATCCTTCATAAAATTCATGGGACTCAAATGCAAACCACTCGTAAATCTCTGC